GTTAAGAAGTTGGAATTGTAAGACCTGTGTTGGTGGTACATGAATCTTTTCAAAGTAACGAAGCACCTCAACATTATCTGATAATGTCATTTGTCTAAAGTTAAATGGGGAATATGTGATTGATGTTGGTATCATTTCAGTTATTCTAAAAGCTCGATATCCAGATGGTAAAATCCTTGTGGTTCCCGGTGTGGTCACTCCTGTATCAATTAATGTCAATGGAATTTTGGGTAGAATAAAGTTGTCTCTCTCTTCTTCTGTTGGTTTTCTAATTATGTTGATTAGTTTGTTCTCGCCGCTAAAATCTTCATAATAATAGAAATATCCAAGAACAATATTTATTGTTCCATCACGAGTAACAACCTTAGTTCCATCCAAGTGTCCATATGACAAGAATTTGTTATCAACTTCAGATGTGAATGCTTTTGTTACAACTTCTTGGTTGATAATGGTCATTACATTTCTTCTGGCCTCCATTTCAAGTTCAGTGTCATATCTCCATGATGATAAATTTTTTGCAGCAAGCCATCCTGCCTCAGAGAGGTTTAAGCTTACTGCACTTCCAGGGCGATAATCTGACAAGAATCCTTCAATTGGCATACAATTTAGATACTTTCCAAGCTTACTTTCAGGTATATTTGAAACAACCATAGTTGAAACATTATAATGTGTGTTTTCTGGTTGGTCAGCTGTTCTTAATTTGAGAGCAAATTGAGGGAAACGCTGTAAAAATTCATCACGAGTTCCTACAAATGATGAAGATCCTGTTGACCAAACTTTAAGAGCTTGGCCATTGAGTACTGTTGAATTGGTTCCCATAAAAGCGGTGATATTATTTACTGGTGTAAATGGTGGGTACATAATTCCTGGTGTTCTTTCGTTGTTAATGGAATATGTATATCCATCAGTAGCCATATACAAGCGTTGATTTTCTGTGCCGGGGAAGACTGCATTAAATTGTCTTTGTAATACTTGCTTCGTTGGTATTGGTGCTGTTAATAGTGTATTGTCAATTAGTGGTTCAGACAACACAAAGGGATTTCCACTATTTGCTCCCATTAATTTACTAGAAATTCGCATTCTTACTAATGCATCTTCCTTGAGTGGATTTTGAATGCTCATGAATAATGCAACAACTAGGCATGGTCTGTCCTGGTGATCTGGACCCATCCTAGAAGTTTCACGGAAGAAGTTATTTCTTCTTGCATCATGTAAGACGTGGATTTTATTCCATGCTAATAGTGTTGATTCAGCATGGTAGGAGTACTTTTGTAGTTCACTAATTTTAATTGTTGTTCCTGTTGGAATTCGGGGTTGCCATCCAATCATTATAGACCCACTGTACAAAGGATTACCAATAACAGTAAATCTAAATTCAAGTGCTCCTGTGTAACGAGCATGCATTCCCACATAAGCTTTAATGTATTCATTTACAAATTGTGATTCAGGATCATAAGGAACCACTGCTACTATCGTTCCAGATGGTGCATCTGCAGGGATTCCAAATTCCACATCACAGTCTAGATGTTGAGACCAGCATAAGTCCTTGATGTCAAATGTAATAGCTCCCATTCCAAGCATATTTGGTGCTCCGAATGGTACTAGTGCCATTCTTGGTGCCAGTTCGATTGAGGCATTCGTTGGGTCAGAATTGGTCGTCATGGCTGGAATAACTTGAGTTGGTTGGGGATTTCCCATATCAACTGCTGCCCCAGTTTGTTGCGCTTGTGCTGCTTGGTTCATAACTGCTGGTTCGATTGATTGATCAGACTGTGGTATTCCTATCATTCTGGGTTGTGTAATATCAATTGCATAAGAACCTAATCTCCATTTTGCCATTTCAGGTGTGCATCCAGGTATGCTTAATGTTAGTAATTTACTAGCTCCAATGTCACGCGCATATAATCCATCTCCTACATCAAACCATTGGGCTGAGTTAATTTTGACATTTGCATTTTGTTCTTTCCATTTTCTGACATACAACAATGAATTCGTGCCATATTTCCTTTGAATCTCCTCTAATGTCATTTGATTGTAATCGTTCCTATGCATTTGGTTGATTAGTTCCTGAGTGTCATCTTTTAAGAAAATTTTTTTTGCCATGGTATCAAGCATTTCAAGCTCTTTGTCCTTATTGGTTTGTGGTTGTCCATTTATGCGTGGTTGTGTAAAGTTGACTTTTCTTTCTGAATGATTAGATGAATTATTTGGAACAGGTGGTGTTTCAAATAATGCTCTTTCTTTTGGACTATGTAATAAGAGTTCTACATCTTCTGGTTTCAATCCCATTCGTTGTATTTCGTTTAAGACTTTGCATGTTGCTGATTCCACAATGTAATAGTGGTTTCCTGTTTCTTTTTCGATAACAGCAATAGAATAGTCAATTTCACGTATATATTCCATCATTAGGTCAGCTGCCTGGCTTTTAGCGGCTCCTTTAGATGAAGCCGTAGCCGAAGTTGTGTGGTCAAAGCTTTCATCTGCACTCTTGATATTGAGTGTAGCTGTCCATTCAGGTGTATGTGAATTTCCACTTGATGTAAATGTCGTGGAGACGTTAAGTCCTTTTCTTTGGGCATATTCATTTAAGTATGTTAAACTCATTTTAAATTGTGGATACTGTTTGATGAAATCTTGTTTTGAAAAAATTTTTGGACTAAAATTTGTTTCTATTTGTTTTTTTTGCATCCCATTAGCCCTTGCCTCAGGCTGTAATAGAGGCGTTCCAGTTTCACCTAATACAAAGAGTCTATAAAACTCCAAAAATGCTTGCTGGGGATAATAACTTATACTTCTTTCTGCACCTACTTCTCTAAGTCTGTATCTTACTAGGTCTTCAATTTGTTTAAAGAATTCTGCATCCCAAAACGCAGCTTCTGCTATAGCTCCTACGCAGTTTTGTATAACTACCTCCTTTGAAAATTTCCCGAAATAGAAGAGTCGAGCTATAATTGATTCCTTCTTTAATCTAGGTAGATAAACAAAGGGTTGTTCATCCTTTATAAAATCCCTAGAACAGAAAGAAAATTCCTCAGTAGTCTTTGGTGGTGTTAGGTGGATATTAAACAAACTGTAATAATACTGAATCTTTTCAAATGTTAATTCTAAGAAGGGATGATACTTTCCCAGTCTATCATCACCCAAAATTACTTGTTCACGTAAGTCTCTGACTTCTTGAAGTGTAGGTAAACGATTTTGACGTTTTTCAAATTCAACACATATAGCATAAACATCAGCATGATCCAAAACATAACAGTCTAACATGACTGTTATGAAAGAACCAGACTCATTTCCTCTATCTAAAAAGAAAATTGTACCATTGATATTATGTATGGTATATGTTAATGATCTATATAATGCTTCTTTTTGAATTTCTGTAGAATCTGATCTAGTTGCCCAGACAAATGACTTTATTAGTTCTTTAAGGATAGTTTTATCCAATCGTTTACAATCACTTGCTATCACTTCTCCAGGTTTCTCATTCATTCTTTTCATAATGACTATTGGGTCAGTATAGGGATTATATCCTATTTGCCAATCATTGCGTAGATGGTTTGCATGTCCTTTTTCTTGAATGTATCCAAAGAAAGATTTTATAACCATATTATCAGCTAGTTCCAGTTCACTATATAAACGAACTTTTCCTTTCTTTGCTTGTTCGGCAGGGATTAATTCTACTTTAGCATTATCCTTGACAATTATAGCAAACGGATAGCCATTTTCAATAGCATTCTTTTTTAGTCGATAATCTGATAATAATTCCTTTCCTACGTCAGTTTCAAGGTTTATTTTAAAAATTCCTTGGGGTCCTTCCTTGAAAATTATATCAGGATTCGTGGCTGGTCTTTTAACTTGAATGTTATTCTTTAGCTTTATTTTTGTTCCAGTTGATGTTTGCCATGGTAGTTGATTAGCTTCATTTCTCCCATTTATGACTTCATACAAGGTAAATGTTCTTGGATTACCAAAGTCTTCTTTCATTTTCTGAGTCATTATGAGTTCAACATAATTATAAATACGTTGATCCCATTTTCCTGCATTTTCATGTGTCAGTGTGTAGTTCACACATTGGGTCCATAAAGGATCTGGTCGACCTTGGTTATCAACTGCTAAGTCACTAAAGTCGGTTACATACGCTAAACTTGTTGCTGCTGGTAAATAGTCGGTTATAAGTAGTGATGGTGCGTTATAAAACTTTACTCTGCTTTCTGGTCGAGAGTATAGTCTCATACTTGGGTTATATCCCAATACTTTTAATCCATGATTGTCACTTTCATATCTTGATGGTTCAAATTTAGTCTTTAATAGTGATAGCATATATTGGTCCAATACATATTCCTTCTTGTCAATAAGATTTAGGATAGCTGCATCTTCATTCACTGCATTGGGCCTATTCTCCAAAAATTTTAGGTCTTTCTTAGTAAGTGTTGCAAAATAAACACATCCTATTTGTATTCCAATGTGTATTGCAATGATGTGCCATGAATTGTTTGAATAACCTACCAATACTGTTCCACAATCTCCTAATTGAACTACAGCTGGTAATTGTAGCCCCAATGTTGAACTTGTAATGATCTTTTCATCACAATCCCAAAGTCTTAGTCCTGAATTATTGCTTTTATCAACCAATTTGGCAGACAATTTTGGATAATATGTTAATGGAGCTGAATGATGATTCCCGCTTGGTTTGATGATAGTTCCTGATTCCATTTCAGCTATAATTTCTTCATCTGTTAACATATTAGTTATATCTCTAAATTCAGGAATTTTTGACTTACATTCGTAGAATGCTAAATCTCGAACACGATTGATACGAGTGCATATTACTTCTGCCTGATGATCTTTTCCATTAGAATGGAATTTAATAACAGATTTAAATCCCACATCAGGTGTGGCATGAGA